CTATGATCCGAAAACTAAGGCGACGCTTCCGTACTACGATAAATTTCCTCTTGTCATTGTCGTCGGTCCAGCGAAAGATGGATTCTACGGATTGAATCTACATTATCTACCTCTCGTATTGCGCGCGAAGTTTCTAGATGCACTACTCGATATCATGTCTAACAATAAATACAATGACGCTACCAAATTCAGACTATCGTATAATCTATTGCAACGTTCAGCGAAGATGAAATATTTCGCACCATGTTTCAAGCATTACCTAAATGATCATGTGAGAGGTAACTTCGCCAAAGTGTCCGCTCCAGAATATGAGATCGCGACGTTTCTACCCACTGCCGACTGGGCGAAGGGTACTCAAAATCAAGTATACAGAGATTCGAGGAAAATGATCTAATGCCACACTCAGGGGTGCCAACGACAGCAATGGGACGGATCTTAAATTTTGCTCCATCATTCGCAAACAGATATAAGGTAGAACTACCTACGAAATACGGTCTTACTATCCATCAAACTGAGTTACTATGTGATGCCGCCACTCTACCTGGCAGAAACATCTCAACATCCGAATATCCGAATGGTTCACAACTCAAGAAATATCCATACTCATACATCGAAGACGATGTTACTATGACCTTCCTAGAAACTAAGGATTATATCATTCGCAAGTATTTTGATAACTGGATGAAAAACATCATAGACACAGACACATATAGAGTTGGGTATAAGAATAGTTTTGCTCACGACATCAAAATAAGACCACTGTCGAGAAAAGGCGAACATGTCTACGGAGTCAATCTAGAACAGGCCTTTCCTACAACATTAAACGCTGTTGATTTTTCAAACGGTGCGGACGAGATTGTTAGAATAACAGTGACGTTCGCATATGATAGATATACTATACTACCTAAATCTACCTAAATAATGAGGCATTATTATAATGGCACTACCTAAGATACAATCACCATCCTACACCCTGAACGTTCCATCAACAAATGATTTGATTGAGTATAGACCGTTTAACGTAAAGGAACAAAAGACCCTGCTACTTGCAAAGGAATCAGGTGACGAACACGCAATGATCCGCGCAACCAGAGATCTTATCGTTTCATGCGTCACTAGCGAACTCGACGTTTCTAAACTAACACTGTTTGATTTTGAATATCTGTTCCTACAGATCCGAGCGAAGTCTGTTGGTGAAACTTCTGATGTCCAGATAAAATGTAGCGAGTGCGAAGAGTATGAACCAGTAACGATAAACTTAGAAGAGGCCAAACTTACTGAAACTGAGGCGAAATCAAACAAGATAGCACTGACAGACGACGTGGGTATTGTTATGCAGTATCCTAAGTTCGAGGCGTCTGTCGCACTTCTCTCGCGCGGGGATGACCTAGGACAAACAGATATGGCATTCGAGACACTGATTGGATGCATCGAGTCGATCTATGATGAATCAGCAGTATATCCTGCAGAGGATTCCACCAGAGATGAATTAATGGAATTCGTCGACGGACTGTCTAGTAAGCAATTCGAGAGCGTGTCAGAATTTATTCAGGGCATGCCAAAGATTGGACTATTTGTTGAGTTTGTCTGTAGCAAATGTGGTGAGAAAAACAACGAGACTATTACAGGCCTTAAGAATTTTTTTTAGTAGGTCTTTCCCATGAATCGATTGAGAATTATTATCAAACAAACTTCGCTATGATGCAACACCATCAGTATTCGTTAACAGAACTGGACGGATTACTACCATGGGAAAGACAAGTATACGTGGCGTTGTTATCTAATTACGTCAAAGAAGAAAACGACAAGATTAAACGGAAACAAAACAAAGGATAATAAACGTGGCAACTACTGATCCTGGCGAAACTGGCGAAACTGGCGAAAGCGAAGAAGGTGAAACTGAAACTGGCGAAACTGGCGAAACTGGCGAAAGCGAAGAAGGTGAAACTGAAACTGGCGAAACTGGCGAAAGCGAAGAAGGTAAAACTGAAACTGGTGAAACTGGCGAAACTGGCGAAAAAGGTCTTGCTGATGTGATCATAAGGTTAAAGGAAGAGGGTGATCTAAACAGGAATAGCGGGACGCATTCATTGCGGTCTGTTAAGGAACTGATGGTCGCATTGAATGAAAGTCTGGTCGATCTCATTAGTGGTCAGATGATGCCGTTGATCGCGCCGCTAGAACAGGACAACGACGACGATACCGGGCCCGCGGATACTGAGAAAGAAGAAGACCGGCGAGAACAAAACGGTGTATGGGAACGACTGATTGACACCCTTGAGGGTGTTGGCAAAGGTTTAGAATCATTCAGTGACTCGGTCATGGATATGGTCGGGAATGCCGCGAAGGGAGCAACCCTCGCCGGATTACTAACATTGTTCATTAGTCCAGAGACAGCAATCGATCTGTTGGGCGATGCGATGGAAGTCTTTAACGACGCCATTGATGCCATCACTGGAATATTCGAGGGTGATACTGAAGGACTTAAAGAGTTCATCGTGAACAATCCATTCATTGCTATTGGTGCTACTCTTTTATTGGTGATTAAAAGTGTCGGCATTGTTGGAAGCATATTATCTTCGGTAGGTGGATTGATGACGAGTCTCGCAGGAATCGGACCTGCTCTTGTGACTATGGGAGCAACTGTATCGTCTGTTCTCTCCTTTCTCGGGGCTGTTGTTTTGCCATTGGTCGCTATTGGGGTAGCACTCTATGCGCTGTACAAAGGTTTACAAGATGCTGTCGATGTGTTCATGGAAACAGGATCCATCATGGACGCTTTGCAAGCATTGGCTGCAACATTTTTTTCAACCCTGATCGGTATACCTCTAAACTTCGTTAAGAGTGTGATATCGACTATCGCAGGCCTGTTTGGTTTCGACCTTGTTGAAAAAGAACTAGACAACATGGACTTTCAGAAGATTATTGCTGATAGTATTAACTATGCATTAACGTCGATCCGAGATGCGTTTAACGACATGTTTGATTTTATTGTCGACATTCCTAATAAAATCCTACAGATAGTCAAGCAGGGTGTGGCGTATATTCTACCAGAATGGGCAGCAGAGAAACTAGGAATATCCACCGATAGTTCCACAGCATCATCTGATTCATCATCATCTGATTCATCATCATCTGATTCATCATCATCTGATTCATCATCATCTGATTCATCATCATCTGATTCATCATCATCTGATTCATCATCCGACGATAAGGTTAAAGCGAATATGAAGGCAGCAGATGCAACAGGAGCAGCAGATGCAACAGGAGCAGCAGAAGAAACTATCAGCGTCATGACGAAAAAAGGCTTCAAAGACCTCACTAAAGAAGAAATAGAATCTGGTATAAAAGATAAATCTATTGAGCGTAGCAATGGAACATCTGCACTCCGTGAGTTGAAGATGAGGAAAAAAGCGAAGATTCTCTCAAAGGAAGGAAAGAAATCCGGCACATTCAAGAACGATGTATTAGTACAACCAAACGAATCCAACTCAGAAAAACCAAACAAAGTCGATGATTTGGGAATGAATCCACCGCTTGCTTTTATAGTACCAGATAGTAATCTATCTAGTAATCTGTCAGTAGATGGAAACGTCAACTCGTCATTGACTACGGCACAGGCAGAGAATAATGCATTGACCACTAGTACGTCATCAGCAATACAGGCATTGTCGCCAGTCCTTGCTGCAGTATCATCAGGTGGTTCAGGTGGGGGTGGTAAATCGACTAGCAACACAGCGGTCGCTAACACTACGAACATCAACAGTACAAACAGTCCCGATAATATCTCACGCGAGTGGTCTTTCAGGCCTGCATAATAAATGCCCCTGAATCAACAGGGGCACATAGTACTAGTCTTCTTTCGCTAGATTAGCAAAGTAGGACATAGCATCCTCAGGGTCATCGTCTGAAACATCCAACGCTGGCGCTGGTACCTCAGGTTCTGACATCACAGGAGGAACTGACTTACTGGGTGACTTAGGTGGTGTAGACTCATCTAGATCAGAAGTTTGTTGAGGAGTCTGAGGTACGGACTCTCCTAGAACTTTTGCCATATGTGCCTTCAGTTCAGCATACGATTTGTAATTCGTAGGTGCAGTGAACTCGCTTAAATCGTGTAGTTGCCCGTAAATCCCTTCCAGTTTAGCATCATCATCAGATAACGCGGTAGGCGTAGCAAACTCGGACTTGTCATAGTTTCGGTATCCTTCAACTTTACGAATCTTAAGTTTGAAATCTGCACCTTCCCAGAAGTCAAACGGACTGAATGGAGTTTCATCCTCGAACTGAGGTTCCATTGCTTCCATCAACTTATCAAAGATTTTCTTGCCGTACTTGTACATGAAAACTTTGCCTTCGTTGTCTGGATTAGAAGGATCGGACACAACAAGAATGTTAGACACGTAATGTAGTTTACGCTTACGGCCTGGATTCCCTGGAGTACCTGATACGATCTTCTTACCAGCATCGCCAGATTCCCACAACTTGTTATTCGCTTCGGCGACAGGGTCGTCTTGGCCAATAGAGGTGAGAGAATTTTCGATGTACCATTTACCTGTTGGTCCCTTAAAACCATGAGACCAGTATCGGACCCAAGGTGTTGGAGTAGCTTCGGATTCAGGGAGAAAACGAATCACTGAGAAACCATTACCCGCTTTATCAACGGTAGGTTGCCAGAGACGTTTGTCCTTATCATAGTTACCGCCGGAGTTGTTTTGTTGATCGGCAGCTTCGAGAAGTTTTTCAACAGATTTTGCGCGGTTGCGCTTCATTGATTCAAATGACATATTGCGTATTCCTTGTATTTTAGTATTTTAGTATTTTAGTATATCACGAGTTTCATAATATACATGTATATAGTATACTTTAAAACAACCCCATTTTCAAGTTACTCTAAAGGTAGACTATTTCGCTTCGGTAAGAAATTGAGTTGTTCCGCTTCATGCTCAATCTTACTGAGGATGGAAGGTGATAGGAACTTCCTACAGTCCTCAACTTCCATATTCACCGTCTCACACAAATGCACAATCGCATCGATGTAAGATAGTCGTTTACCGAAGACAGTATCTTCAACCATCTTCGAGAATTTCTTTTTGTTGAGCATTAGTCCATCAAGTTTCATCTGCTGTTTCCTCATTCCAAAAACCTACATCGCGATAAAAGAAACCCTTCGTTCGTTTCATCGTACCATCTTCATGATATGCTGGAGCAATCACCAAGAATTTTATTTCATTCTCACGATCTTCACCATAGTGTGAGTCGGACCATATCCCATTATTTAGATAAGACTTCATGTTCTTTAGATACGTCTCTACAATGAGATGGTCGCGTCTCTGGTCACGATCTTTCGAGTCTCTATATGTCTTCATCGACTTGAGTTTATCCTGCCAGACTTTGATCCATGACTTCACTTTAGTTGGGGAGAGAAAATGATCTTCCGGCAGAGTTCTAATAGTAATATCCACCGATACATGCTTTGATGGTCCCTTTGCCGCCCTCGCTTTTGCGAGACGTTCACCTGCCGCTGCTTTTTGCTCCGCCGACATTGGTTTTCGCTTACGCTTAACCTTAGACTTTTCTCTAACAGGTTTGCCTGGTTCTTCATATTTCTTATTCAAAACGTTCCCCAATAATGTCTCTCATCGCCTAGATAGTAACGCCACATCTCATCGAATCCACAGTTAGCAGGACAGTCGTTAAACATAGGTGCGATTTGTTCATCTAAGAATCCAGCATAACCACAACCTATTCGCGTTACATTGAACGCTATACGTGGATTCGCTTCGGCGTACTCTATAAAACTATTTACACTTGCTCGAATGTCGTCAAGTGCTCGAACTTCTAAATTGTGATCCTTAGTGGGAATCCCATATGAATAACCTGACCGACCTTCGCCGACACCAATCGCAGCAGCGTGATATAGTCGAGCAGATTTCGCGGCGCCGGCGCCATGAATACCAGCGAGATTTGATCCGAATACAAACACATTATCTTTACGCATCATGATCTCTATACTTGTCATTGAATGCGCGAACCGACTCAAGAAATTCTATGTCAGCACCGCAGTATCTTCCAGACTCGATAATGGCAGACATGTCCTTTGGTAGACAGTGACCACCGTATCCTAATTTACCATCAGGTCCTGGCACCTGTGTATGCGAATGACCTATACGAGGATCATTACAGATAGCATCAACCATTACATCGAAGTCTTCAAACCCCATCGCATTGTATATATGGTACATCTGATTAAAGAACGTCACCTTGGTCGCAAGAAATGTATTCTCAACATACTTGGCGAACGCTGCCTGTTCCATGGATGTGAAACTCACTTTCTCTAGTTTAGGAAGAACAGGTTTAAACAGTTCATGCCACCAGCGCATTTCTCCACCACCATACATGGCGAATTCCTGGTTGATGAAGTCTTTGATAGGATTAGTACCCGTAGAACCTCGAAGAAACTCAGGACTGACAGTAACATTCTCTGCATCACAATACTGTAGAAACATAGGATCAACCGCAGACTTAACAAGATATCGTTGATGATTACCATACTTATCGAATACAGCACGAACGTTATCTACTTCACATGTTCCATCGTCGCGCATAGGTGTAGCAACGCAAACGACTACGGCGACGGGGACTAACACCCCTACCATATCCTCTGTAATTTCCCATCCTAGTTGCGGGTCGTCAATGTACACATTAACATCCGGACGATTTTGTAGTGCTGCTTCGACTGCCCGGCCGACAACTCCGTATCCTGCTATAACAACATTCATCTAATAATCTCCAAGTCTGTAGTCTCTGGCGTCCATATTTCTAACTCATTACGCAAACGACCGTCCTTCTGTAAAGACTCGTATCGTTTGCTTGCTTTGTTCTTCCACCATGTAATAATATTCTCTAATTCAAATCGATCAAAGTTCTCTCGTTTCTCTAGAGTGTCGGTCTTGAGATTGATGTAGTCTGCGACATTCGAATATCCGTACGTGGATATATATGTTCGTTTTTGTTCTGTCAATTCGGTTGCTGTTTGAATAGTCTTACAGAAGCGTTCCCATAGATCGGGATTATATCTCTTAAGTGCTTTCTTTGTTATACCAATCATCATACCAGAACGCTTCAGTTTCTTCGAGTTCTTGTCGTTAGAGACTAGATGTACTCCATCGTTCCAATCACAAAACGTCTGGTATAGACTGTGGTAAGTGTCGTCGTCCATCGCTGGAACAAACTTTGAGTCCGTTAGTCCTGCGTATCTTAGAAACGGTCGCATACCATCGTACTGTGAAGATGCTTTAGTTGAACCATATAATGATGTCGTCTCAAACATACAATAACTTGTATCGTACTTTTTGTTCAGAATTCTTCGCGCATAGTGTGAACAACATATGCCCGCTAGAAGTTTACCGCCTAGGTAGTTGAACCCGAATGGTTGCGCTGGTACAATGGTAAATCCCATAATAGTGGAGTCATTGAATCTCCTCATAAGTTCTTTGTTTTTTGTGTCTAATGGTTTGCCTAGGAATTCGTTGCGGGGTTTACTGTTGATCACAGGCGAACCGAATCGAATCATACCGACCACTTTGTTGCTGGTCTTCTCATAAACTATCCACTGCATACCACGTCCAGGAATATTCTTCTCGTTACAGTGAGACGATGTCAGTTCTAAATACTGTGAATACTTAGTCATGGATGCATTTTCAATAACGAACTCCATGTCGTTAGGATGCATAGAAAAATCTAAAAACAGATCCTTCTCTGGTTCATAACCAGGCAGTGCATGTACCGAATTCTCCACACGCTCGATCTTCTTCATCCGCATATATTCGTCTATACGCGTAAATTTATCGAAGAACGACGTCATCTTATTGGCAGATAGCGTCGCCTGTTGTTCATTTATTTCAAGCATGGAATCATTGTACTATAGTACAGGGATGAATTCAAGTTGCGTTGTATATGCTGTCGATATGGTCAGAGAATTCTTCGACCTTAGCAGATCTATCGGGCCACTTGATGTATTCCTTTTCAGGATTCGCTTTGAGATTATTCAATAGTGGTTGGATGGCGCTATATAATCTGTCTAGTTTCGCTTGAACATCTTCCAGCGTCTTCTCTGTCTGGTCAACAACTAAGGCCTGATACTGGACAGACTCTAACTCGTTTTCATCAACATATTCTATCCCAAATGCGAAGTCCGTATCAAACGTTGACATTTTTGTTCTCCAAGTGTCTTTGTTTTTCGAGGTCTATGAGATACAGTTTTTCTGACAATTCTTGTGTCGTGTAGTCATAGACGTATCCCATTTTCAGTAACATTTCTGCTTGGATAATAAAATCATTCCAACCATCGGGACTATAATTCTGCATGATTATACCACTCCGGTGTTGGTGTTCCCATTTCCCATCCATTACGGCCGTAAAGATTCTTTACATAGTGGTTTCTATATGATTCGATGGGATCATCTACAACACAATCTGCATCTACTAGTACGGGCGGTGGTTCAAAAACTCCTTCTCCCATAGTCGCGGGATGCCAGATCATCAAGGGGTATAGTTCCTGAATAGTTGAATTAACTTTACCATATCTCTTAAAGTACTCGGTGCACATATTGGTCCACAGTGCACACAACCACTGATAATTATTTACATTCATTCCTGCCCATTTCACCACGGCACTATTCGATCCAGTTGCTTTGTATAGGAATTGCTGGATAGTGGGATCTGGGTGCACCCATGTAGATATATCAACACCCTGAAGAGTCGTGCCTTTCCACTCGATACCATCAGTCACCCAATGTACTGTCGATAGAATCGTTGCATATTCTAAACACATCTCATCTACGTGACGATCACTGTGCATAGTGGCGCACTCCGCAGGATCATGAGATAGGTAATAGATATTCATATCTTTATCAATATTGCTGTTAATATAATGATAATGATAAGCAATTCAATTGCCATTATTGTGTGATACCAGACCCATCTCGCGCGATAGACCTTGTGCACTTGGAAAGTTTCCTTCACCTCATCCAGAAATTTCTTCATTGTCGATTCCCGTTAAGTTATTCAGACCAATTGGTGATTAGTCTCAATCCATAATTGTTGACACCCTTTGGTATCACAATGCCGTCTTTGTATATTAGTGGCAGTTTTCTGAACGAACTATAGTCTACGTGGTGATGCCACCTACCATACCTAAACACCATCCTAGCGACGTCAGGATGCATATCGACCAGCATCTGTGACTTGGCGATTGTGCCTGCTACGTTGTATTTATCTTTAACTTCCAACACATTTTCAGACTGGATCGCTTCGCCGGAAATTTCATCGTAACCCACTTCTTTATGATAGAACTCCTCGGTGTTACCACCCTTGAGAGTCTGGGTGGCACCTTTTCCCTGTAGAAACGCATTGAACTGTACAGTACAATCACCGTCCTTCAGGACGTTCAGGCAGATGTCTGTGTCTTCGTTGTATCTACCGCGCCATCGATGTCTACAGTCGTTCGCGATAAGCAGACATGAATAAATTCGAGTGTTCTTTACAT